TGGTATTATAAAATCCAAGTTGTATATCTCTGATGCAGTGCTCAAAAGATTTAAGATTAAGAACTTCGAACTATCAACAGATAATAAACAATTACTTAATAAGAATAGACTGTATACTGATAATGTCGTTACTAATTCAGAGTTTACTGTTATGAGTGGAACTCGTCAGTATAACACGATGGGTTCTGGTGATTCAAGTAACTTCGAATACTATCAAAAAAGAATCTCTCAGATTAGGCAATTCCAATCTTCGAAGATTGAGATTGAAGTTCTCGGAAGAACAGACTATACAGTTGGAAAGAAAGTTCAAATAGATATTAACAAAATTCGCTCTTTCTCTCAGGGCGATAGTGAGGCTGAGTTCAGAGATAAACTTCTCAGTGGAAACTATATAATTTCTGCGGTGGCACATAAGTTCTCTCCTGAAAAACACATCTGCAGTCTCGAACTCATTAAAGATAGCACAGAATCAGAATGACACAATTTTATACTGGCGTAGTTGAAGACAGAACCACTGACCCATTAAAATTGGGTCGCTGTAAAGTCAGAGTGTTCGGATTACACTCGGAGAACAAACAACAACTACCAACAGCTGATCTGCCATGGGCTATCGTAATGCAGCCAGTTACCTCTGCTGCGATGAGTGGGATCGGATTCTCACCAGTTGGTCCAGTAGAAGGTTCTTGGGTTGTTGTTATCTTCACCGATGAGGATAATCAACAGCCAGTTATTATGGGGACACTTGGTGGAATTCCCCAGCAGGACGTCGGAGTAAACTCAACTTACTCTGAACAAAGTAATACAGTAAAGTCCACTGATGGAACTGCGGTCACAGATAGCAGTGGTGCTCCGATATTGACTGGTGAAACAGTTTCCACGACAGCAGGCACTTCTGCAGGAGAAGTAAAGAAAGTTAGCTCTCTTACTCTGTCAGAATATGGTCTATCTGAGTTGAAGAGTCATGAAGGTCTGGCTTCTCTGGAAAAGGCAGCTAGAAGAATTGGAAGTGATTCTACTCCTGCTAAAACTACTATCTTTCCATATAAAGATACTTCGAATATCTGGACAATCGGTTGGGGGTCGACTTATCTTCTTGATGGTTCAAAAGTTAATGAGAATACAATTATCAGTAAAGAGGATGCTGATAAACTCCTGATGTATAAACTTGAGAAAGAGTTTATCCCATCAGTAAAGAAGAATGTGAAAGTCCCTCTTACGCAGAGTATGTTCGACTCTATCGTTAGTATGGTATACAATATGGGATCTGGTGGTTTCGCTAATAGCCAAATAGCCACTAGTTTAAATGCAGGAGATTATGCGGCAGCAGCTGCGTTTATTCCACTGACTAAAAATAATAATGGTACTCTAACTTCAAGAAGAAACAAAGAGAAGACTCTTTTCTTAAAAGATGGTATTCCTACTATTGATGGCAACATAACTCCAATGCCAGCCACACCAGTAGAAACAAAAACAGCTGCCGATATTACACAGAATCCAGTAGTTATTCGTAAAGCATCCGCGACGACAGTAACACAGAATCTTAATCCAACTGATGAGAGTGGCTTCAGAGATCCAAATAAAGCATACCCAAAATGGATTAATGAACCAGATACCCATCGCCTCGCGAGAAATGAATCTATTGATAAGACAATAGTATTCTCAAAGGAAGCTGGTCGTGTTAAGAGTGTAAAGAAGGCAGATGGATCTACTTGGAGCCAACCTCCTATTCCTTATAATGCAAATTATCCATTTAATCACGTGTTCGCCACAGAGAGTGGTCACATTGAAGAATGGGATGACACCAAAGGAAGCGAGCGTCGTCACTCTTTTCATAAGTCCGGAACATTCTACGAGATTGATTCTAATGGAACTCGTGTTACTCGTATTGTTGGTGATGATTATGAGATCTTAGAACGCAATGGGAATCTTCTAGTTAAGGGCGCATGTAACGTAACCATCCAGGGCAACTCTAATGTGCGTATTGAGAATGACTCCGTTGTTCAAGTACTTGGTAATGCATCAGTAAACGTAACCGGAAACATGACTCATGCTGTTTCTGGTGACTATAAGATTAATGTTGGTGGGCAGTTCTTAGTTGACGCATCGAAGATATATCTGAATAGCGGCAAGGCGAGTGGTGTGGCACTTCCATCAGAAGGTGCTGCAGGTGCTCCTACCTTTGGCGTTCTGACTACAACAAGTAGAACTACTGAGATTGATGCGAATTATGAAACCCCACAGGAAGGTAATTCTGAGGCATTCGTACAACAGAATGTAAGCACTGGTAAAGTTGACCCAGAAGAAACACTTCCAACTACCACTCCGACTACTGAAGAGAAAGTTGTACCAGTGAAAACAGCAGTTCCATCATTTACTACTTGCGGCGATGATATCAAGAATGCAACTGTGTTTACCAGTGGCTTCAAACTGACTGAGCAATACACACTTGGTCAGATCTGCACTGGTGAGAGTGGTATTCCAAGTGGAGTAAACTATGGTATACCAGCAGCTGATATTGTCTGTAACCTTCGTCTGTTGGTCTCTAATTGTATTGAACCAATCAAAGCAAAGTATCCGAATTTAATTATCACTAGTGCCTGGAGATCAGAGGCGCATAATACACGAATCGGTGGATCAAAGACGTCGGATCACTTGAAGGGAATGGCTATTGACTTCCAGCTGAAGGGATTCTCTAGAAAGCAACATTATGATGCTATCATTGAGATTCAGAAGATGTTGCCTGCATTCCGTCAACTTATTCTTGAGTATAAGGGTACAACTACCTGGATCCATATTGCATTCAATATAAATAATAACATTATGCAGGCATTGACAATTGATGCTGCAATCAACAAGACTCTCCAGCCCAGCGGCAGCTACATCCTGAAAGAATAATATGCCAGCAGTAGCACGACTTGGTGATAAATGTTCGGGGCATGGTTGTTTCCCACCAAGAGCAAATGACTCAGCATCATCAGATGTATTTGTAAATAGTATTGGCGCACATAGAGTTGATGATACCTGGGAAGAGCATACATGTAAGAAAAATACTCACACTTCAAAGCTGAATTCTGGTAGTTCTACTGTGTTCGTGAATAATAAGGCTCTCGGACGAATTGGTGATGATGTTGCCTGTGGCTCAGCAATAGCACAGGGTTCTTCAGACGTATTCAGCGGGTAACTAAATAATACATGGCCACAAGAACATTCGTTGACATCGATGCTAGTTTTACGCCGAATCCAGTCACAGGGGATTTGGCAGTAAGAATAGACGACCAGGCAATTAAGTTTGCTGTTCGCTCACTAATAATGACAAATTATTATGAGAGACCATTCCACAGTAACATTGGCTCACCAGTTAATTCTCTCATGTTCGAAAACATGGGACCAAACTTTAAGATTATTCTTAAACAAAGTATCGTCGATACGATAAACAATTTTGAACCAAGAGTTGATGTTTTAGATGTGATAGTAGATGATTCGCCAGATAATAATCGAGTTTACATTACGATTATTTTCAAGATTAAGAACACAGAAAGACCAATCGAGGTCGGGCTAACTCTAACGAGAACACGATGACAAGCAAAAACATTCGAACTGATTCTCTTGATTTCGATGAGATCAAAAATAATATAAAGACATTCCTTCGTGGTCAGTCTCAATTTACTGACTATGACTTTGATGGTTCTGCTCTTAATATTCTAATGGATGTTCTTGCGTATAACACGCATTATAACTCATTGTACACGAACCTCGCAGTTAATGAGATGTTCTTGGATAGTGCGAACAAGTATTCTAGTGTTGTTTCTTTGGCCAAAACTCTTGGTTATAATGCCAAGTCCATTACTAGTGCTAAGGCAAAGATCAATGTAACCATTACTACGAGTACATTTTTCCAGACTTTGGTTATCCCCAAAGGAACTATCTTTCGAGGTAAGGTCGGTGAGGTAGAATATGATTTCGTCGTAGACAGTGATGTTAGTTCACAGGGATTTAGCCCAGACAACATCAATGGAATTTATAGATTTTTCGATGTTACTCTTGTTGAGGGCTATAGATTAACCAAGCAATATCTTGCCACTGATACTGGCTTTGATTTCGCTATTCCAAACCGATTAGCTGATCTCTCGTCACTAATTGTTAGTGTCCAAGATAATGCATCATCATCGATATACACTGGATTTGGCTTCGCCTTTGACACTCTTACTGTTCAGGGTGGCAGTCCTGTTTACTTCATTAAACAAAGAGAAGATCTTTATTATGAGATCTTCTTCGGTAATGATATTATCGGTAAAGCAGTATATCCTGGTAATGTGGTCCATATGAGTTACTTGGTTAGTTCAGGTGCTGTGGCAAATGGAGCAAATAACTTCGTATACTCAAGTGGATTGAATCTTGCCTCTATGACTTCTACTGTTGTGGAGTTGGTTTCTGCTGCGTATGGTGGTGCTGATGAGGAAGACATCGATTCAGTTCGATTCAATGCACCAAGAGCATATGCCTCACAGAACAGAGCTGTGACTGCTGAGGATTATAAGAATATCCTTTACACGAACTATCCGTCTATCGAGACGATTGCTACTTGGGGTGGTCAAGATAATTATCCTCCGGTGTATGGAAAAGTTTATATCTCCGCTAAACCATATGGGGCTAATTCGTTTACTGTGGCAGAAAAAGAAAGTATTGTTAACTTTCTAAAGAATACTAAGTCTGTTGTGTCAGTAACTCCTGTATTTGTTGATCCAGAGTTCCTTAGAGTTGAGTTGACTACTCTAGTCAACTTCAACAAAAATGCAGCTCGTCGAAGCGTCGGAGAAATCCAAAGTCTTATTGCAGCAACTCTAGTCCAGTACGGTGAATCTCTTGGTAAATTCGGTTCGACATTTAGATATTCTAAGGTCGGATCTTTAATCGACAATTCTGATGACTCTATTACTAGTAATGAGACAACTGTTAAAATCAGACATACAATAAATCCTCTGTATAATAAGAACGCCAGATACACTGTGCCATTTGACAATCCTGTATTTGAAAATCCAAATGGTGGCTCGTTTTATTCTACTCGTTTTTATATTCCTCGACTTGAAGATCGTTGCTACTTAACTGATGATGGTATGGGTAATATCGATCTTTATTCAGAAACAGTTGATGGAACTCCTTCTAAAATCAGAACTGTCGGAAAGATATCATATGTTGATGGTCTTATCGATGTGTTTGAGTTAACGATCAGTGGTTTGCATGACAATTTGTTTGAGTTCGTAGTTATTCCTGCGAAGAATGATATATTCCCAACGAGAAAGTATATCATTCAAATGCCAGAAGAGCTGTTAAATATCAGCATGCAAGTCGACAATAATTAAAATAAAATGTTTCAAGCACGTGCATCAATCCGTCCCGTCTGTTCTGCAGTCGCGACTGTTTCTGTAATACGGAAACGTGATATCAATGACGTTCTTCCTGCGCATCTGGTAGAACAACAGTTTCCTTCGTTTATTCGTGAAGACTATCCTAAAATGGTCGACTTCACGAGAGCCTATTATGATTATATGGCTCAGACTGAGAATGGAAGAATAAAGAATCTTAGAGATATTGACGAAACATCAGGTGATTATCTCAATTACTTGATGAACGAACATCTTTACAATGCATCAAAGCCAAATTTCCAGCAGGACTTTGCCGCTGAAGATTTTATTAGATACTCCAGACAGTTCTATGCTGCTAAGGGAACAGAAGAATCAATTAGATTCATTTTCCGTGCACAGGCAGCACAGGAAATTCAGATTGACTACCCATCTGAACTAATCTTCAAACCATCAACTGCTAAATGGTATCAAGAACAGTCAGTAAAGATTGTGATGACAGAGAATTCTATTCCTGCCACTTACTTCGTCGGTAACTATTTAACATTTAAGAATGGTGAAGGAAAAGAGCAAACTGTCCAAGTAACCAATGTAGTCGACTTAACAGTTAAATTGTCAGAGTTTGATTTGTCCACTATTTTTGAAGTATTCTTTACGACAGAATTATTCATCGACGTAGCAATCGGCGATGAGTTAAATGGAACTAATTTTCATTCGACGATTATCCCTTCTCTATCAGAAGTTGAGATTGTTGAGCCAGGAAATAACTTTAGAGTTGGACAGGTAATTAAACTTGATGGTATTACTGGCTCTGGTGCTGTTGCAGTTATTACGAAAGTTCTAGCTGGCGGACAGATTCGAAATCTTAAACTAATCAGGTTCGGTTCAAGTTATGTCACTGACTTCTTTCTTGGTATTAGTCCAGATGGTGTTTTTACTGATACAGGTGCTTCTTTTACTATTACTAATGAGAGTATTGGTGGCGTACTTCCTACCTTTACTCGAGCAATCAAAGATGTTACTGAAGGATTCATTGAGAATCAATCTATATTAAGATCAGATTATGTTCTCAATGATTCTGGTGGGTCTACTCCAATGTATACCTATCCTGGATATGATGGTATATACGTTTCTCAGTTATCAAACCGACAAGTGTTCTTCCTCGAAGAAAACTATTCTGCACTTCTATTATGTAAAATTGGTGCGATTTGTACATATCCAGGCAAGTATCTAGATCAGACTGGTATGCCTTCGAATGCCAGTGTTCTACAGGATAATAATTACTATCAAGACTTCTCATATGTAATTAAGTCTACTGTTGATATTGATAACTACAGAGATACTATTACGACTCTTGCTCACCCAGCTGGCTTCAAGATGTTCGGTGAACTATCGATTGATAATGAGTTCTATAGTAATTCTGATATTGCATTAACTACTGTATCTGTCGGAATCCAATCTGGAGTAACTATTCCAGAAAGTACTACAACAATTTCTTTATTGAGGCAACTGAGATCTTCATTGAGTACAAAGATTACGACCGTAGCCAATCTCACTCGCCTCACTGTTGTCTAAATAATAAACAATTCTACCTCGGATAATTATGCAATTACAAGATACATTCAAAGTAACTGGAAATGTTGTACTACGTCGATATGATGAGAATGGTGTTCTGAATCTCGAGCGTGAACACAAGAACCTCGTAGTTACTGCTGGTAAACAACTAATTGCAGCGAGGTTGGCTTCTGACACTCGCGCAGCAATTAACATTACTGCTACCTCTGGTACGGGTTTAGTAGCAACAATTACATATGGTCTTCAAACAGTTGTTCCATATGAAGTCGGTTCGTATGTAACTATCAGTGGAGTTGTTCCGACTGGTTATAATGGAACTTACAGAGTAAAGACTGTATCTACGACCCAAATTACGATAGATAGTACTGCGACGGGTTCTTTTGTAGCTCCTACGCCTCCAGCAGTTTCTATTATCAATTCATTGTTTAATGGCACCATTAAAACAATGAGAATTGGTGAGAGTAATACAGTAGCCAACCTCAGCGATATTTCATTGGTGAATCAGGTTGGTAGTGTTACTTTATTCTCAAGTGCTTATAGTGTCGCCAATGGAACAGCAGATATTGTTTATATTGCTCTCTTTCCTGCAGGAACTGGAACCAGTACAGCAGGAATTGCAGAAGCAGCATTAATGAATGAGAATGACATAATGCTCTGTAGAACAGTGTTTCCTCTTATCACAAAGTCTGCGGTACAGTCATTAGCAATCTTCTGGACAGTAACTATAAACTAATAAGATGTCATCAATTATTACACACCAATTAAGAAAAGCCATCGCTGATGCTATCTACGATGATATCTTTTCAAGAAGAAACAACTATTACTATTTCTTCGGTCGATATCTAGACTCAGAAACTGTTCCTGATGCGCCAAGTGGAACTCTTACTTATGAGACCACAACCAGAAACCATATTGTCGCAGCAAAGAAGATATACGTATCAGATGTAGCATTTATTGTTCCTAGATTTGATTGGGTAAGTGGATCATCTTATGCGAAGTATAATACACTAATGGATGGTGATATTAGTTCTGCTGGTCCAAAATTTTATATTTACGATTCTGTTAATTTTAGAGTATATAAATGTATCGATAACTTTGGTGGTGGTGCATCTACAGTTCGACCAACTAGTACAGAGGCATTTAATGTAACTTATTCTGATGGCTATGTGTGGCGCTATATGTATAGCCTACCAAAATCCATCAGAAATAAATTCCTCACAGGAGATCACCTTCCGGTGTTTACTGCTCTTCAGAAACGCTACTATTCTGATGGTGGTCTTGGCGATATTACTATCGTTAAAGCAGGAGCAAACTATACTCAGTCTACAGCAACCATAACAGTAGTTGGTGATGGTTCTGGTGCTGTGCTTACTCCTGTTATCGTTAATGGACAGCTCGGCGATATTATTGTAACAAATCCAGGCAGAGACTATACTAGAGCGGTATTGATTATTGCTGACAGTGGTTCCGGATCTGATGCAGAAGCAGTTGTTGAGTTAAACACAGGCGACCTAGACAGTGACCAAGCACTCGTTGAGTTGTTGACAACTTCTGGAACAGTAGATACTGCAGAGGTATTAACTGGAGGTGCTGGTTATGTGACAGCATCAGTTAAAGTTATTGGGGATGGTACTGGCGCAACTGCTCAGGCAGATATCGGAACCAGTGGCGCCATTACTAAGATTATTATCACAAATAAAGGTGAGAATTATTCATACGCATCTTTAGTAATTACACCACAGGCGACACCAGCTATTACAGCAGCAGCAGCAACTCGAGTCAATGTATCACCATTCCTTGGTCATGGAAGAAATGCAGTTGATGAGTTGTTCGCTGACCAGTTGATGTTCTATTCTAATATTACCTCAGACAGACTTGCTGATTTTGATGTAGTTACTCCTTATAAGCAATTCGGAATTATCAAGAATCTACGTAATCTGGATTATACATCAAACATCTATGATCAGGTATCCCCGAATCGATATCAAGTAGAGGCTGACTTTGGACCACAGGTAACATTCGTTGGCGGTGGTGGTGTCGGTGCTAAGGGTCGCGTCAATGTAACTGGTAATTTTGTATCGGATGTGCGGATTGAAAGTTCTGGTGCTGGTTATACATCAACGCCAACAGTATCTTTCGGTAAACAACTAACTATAACTGGATCACCTCCTGCCTCTAGAACATCTACTGTTGCTACCGCTAATTTCGCAGCACAACCTGTTGCTCCGTATCCAGTAGGATCTAGTGTCATAGTTACTGGACTAAGTCCTGCTAACTTTAATGGAACATTCGTTGTAACTGCTTGCACTACAACTAGCGTGTCTTGGGAAGATACTAATGGTGCTGGTAATGCGACTGGGACGGGAACTGTTGTTACTTCTGGTTCTGGAGCCACTGCTGTTGCTACTATTGATGCAAAACTAAACACCACATCATTGACTTATGGTGGTGTTGGTTATGCATCAGCACCTGGAGTTACATTATCTGCTACAGATGGAAGAGGTGGTGTCATAACAGCCACAACAAGTCTTGGAGTTGGTGCTGTTGTTATTACCAATCAAGGAAGTGGTTACGCTACTGTGCCTACAGTAGCATTCACTGGAGGTACTGGCTCAGTTGCTGCTCAAGCCACAGCAGTTGTTTCTGGTGGTAAAGTAGTTAAGGTTATTGTCACTAATCCAGGACAATATTCTGTGATTCCAACCGGAGTAACTTTCTCAGGCGGCGGCGCAGCTGCAGGAACTGCTATTTCCACGTTTACAACGAATGCATTGACGATAAGTAATATTGGAACTGGGTATACAGTAACACCAACATTGACATTTAATGGGTCATGCGGAGTTTCTGATATTGCAGTAGATGATCCAGGAACAGGATTCTATATGGGTGCGAGTCCAGCCATTACCTTCAAAGGTGGTGGTGGCAATGGAATGTCAGCAACTGCTTATGTTAATAATTGCGTAAGAAGCACAGTTATTTCGAATCCTGGTTCTGGTTATTTCCAGGCTGGTGCTCTGATTCCAACTACGACATTCACATCAATAACTGGAAACAAACCAGTAGCCACAGTTACTTCTAGATTAGTGACACAAAAATCATCTAGTGGTTCTGGTACTGGTGCCACATTCACTATTACAACCACTGGTTCTGGATTGACATATACTGGAGCTGGAGTAACGACTATTACTCTGGTTTCAGCTGGTAGTGGTTATGCCGTAGGAAATACAGTAACTATTAGTGGCTCGGCATTAGGTGGTTTGGATAGTGTTAATGACTTAACATTTACTCTTGCTACAGCAGTTGGTGCATTACCAGTAGTTACATTCACTGGATCTGGAACCAATGCAGCTGGTACTGCAGTTGTTTCCGGTGGTAAAGTAGTTGGTATTACAATTACCAACAGAGGTGCTGACTATGTTCCTCTTGGTGGTATTCTTTCTACTACTGCATTCTCATCTATTAATGGAACTAAAGTAGCAGGAAACGTAACTAATCTGATCGTGGCGCAGAGATTAACTAGTGGAGGTGGTACTGGTGCTAGATTTAGAATAACAACAACTGGTGGTGCTGGATCTTATACCAGTGGAACAACAACAATTTCAATGGTTTCAGCTGGTAGTGGATATACTGCAACAAATACAGTAACTATTGATGGAGCAAACTGGCCAGGTGGTGTTACTGGAACCAATGATCTTACGTTTAACCTGGGAACTGTTTCTGCTGCTAACACAACAGTAGCTATTGCCGCACCAACTACGGGTACTACTGCATCTGGTACAGCAAGTTCTATTTCGGGGACTGTCTTGACAGTTGCCGGCACAGTAACTGGTACATTCTCTGTTGGTATGACATTGACTGGTACTGGTGTAACAGCTGGTACTGTGATCACCAGTTTCGGAACAGGTACTGGTGGTGCTGGTACATATAACTTAAACATAAACAACGGGACTGTAACATCTACAACGATTACTGGTACTATAGTTGCTACTGCGAGTGTTGTTCTTACTTGCGGTATTTCTCATATTAACCTGACTAATCCAGGTACTGGCTATACTTCTGCTCCGATTATTGATACTGTTGAAAATAATGGACTCAGAGCTGAATATAAGATAACTCCAGTTTTGGGAAAGGCAACAGGATCAGCAACAGTAACTGGTTATCTGAAGTCGATTACTCTAACTGGTAATGGCAGCGGCTATACTTCTGCTCCTGCAGTCGTTCTTTCTGGTGGCTCACCAACAACAGCAGCAGTCGCCTATTCAAAGGTAGTTGGTGAAGTCACTTCTATTACTATCGATGAAGGTGGGGCTGGATATACTAGTCGTCCATCGGTAATCATATACGGTGGTGAGGGTTCTGGTGCATCATATGTCGCGAACATTGATAGTTCTACTGGAAAAGTTACTACTCCTACTAAGGTTAAGGGTGGCAGTAATTATGTAATTACTAAATTCGCTGACTTCACAATTGGTACTACTTTAATTGACACTCAACTTAATGAGTATGTTGTTCATTCAGCTAAGACTAACTTGAAGAACAACTCTCTTATTATTACTTCTAACAATGGATATCCAGTTGTCGGAAGAATGACTATTCGTAAGAAGAATGCATCTGATTACTTTATTACTAACACAGCACTTAGCCAGAAATTCCTAGAATCTCGTTTTCCTGTTGCTTGTTATAAAGTAAGAGGTAGTTTTACTTTAGCAAATTACCCTGCGAATACTACTGTAACATTAACTGACCAAGCGAATGGTAATAAGACATTTATCGTTATCTCTTCTAAAACTTTTGACACTGGCATAAATGAAATGTTGTTGATGCCTATCGATGGTGGCATCCTAAATAATGGTGTGTCCCTTTCAAATAATGGGGCAAATCCTTTCTCAGTAATATCTTACGACGAGCCTGCATTGGATAGAAGAACTGGTGATATGTTAATGATATCAAACAATAATTCTTCTTTTACCCAGAACAGCGATCAAACTCTCTCATTCAGAACTATCATAAATTTCTAATATGACAACATACAACCGCGATCCATACTTCGACGATTTTGACAAATCAAAGAATTTCGTCAAGATCCTGTTCAAACCAGGTGTGTCTGTCCAAGCGAGAGAGTTGACTCAGCTACAAACAGCAATTCAGGAACAGATCAAATCGGTTGGTGGTTTTCTCTTTAAGAATGAGTCACTCGTAACTGGTGGTAACAGCAGAACATTCTCTGCTGTATGGATCGACGTCGTAGCTACTGATCTTTCTGATTATGTTGGTAAGTCATTTGTCGGAGAAAGTTCTGGAGGAAAGGCACAAGTTATTTCGTATAAGAATAACGTTACATCTGGCGTTTCTAGATTGTATTTCGTTTACAAGAATGGTTATAGATTCCAGAGCGCAGAACAGTTAACTGAGGATGTTCTATCACCATCAGTGGCATCAGTAGTCACTACGAATACAGATTCCAACAGTGGTATGGCGATGGCATATACCATCTCTGAATCAGTATTCTTCGTCAAAGATTATTTCGTCGTTTGTTCTGAGCAAACCATCATTATTTCTGAGAATGCAACACCAAGTGCCAAGATTGGTCTCTCAGTAACTGAAGATATTATTACATATCAAGACGATGCAACTCTGTTGGACCCAGCAACTGGATCATATAATTACGCAGCACCAGGTGCTGATCGTGTTTCGATTAGCCTAGATCTAGTTGTGTATCCATTCGATCCAGTTGCAGATCTGGATGCTGAGTTTATGGTAGAGAACACTGAAGACAACTTCATTGAACTCGCTCGATATAATACTGGTGCATTAGTTAAGAGTTTGACTAGTCCAAATCTTGGGCCTCTGGAAAGTGTTCTTGCAAGAAGAACATATGATGAATCTGGTGACTACACTGTTCGCTCCTTTAAGACGAAAGTAGTAAACAACGTCAAGAAAGATGGGTCCAAGTTAAGTCTTGCTATTGAGCCAGGAAAAGCCTATGTTAAGGGTTTTGAGTTCGAGACTACATCAACTCTTTTTCTGGATCTAGACAAAGCCAGAGAAACTAGTACAGTTAATAATTTCTATGGTGAAGCTGCATTCGGTGATTATTTCATTATCAATCATCCAACTGGTGGGTCACTTACATACACAGATAATCCAGAAATCAATTTAGTGAATGTGTCCTCCGCAGTAATTGGTACTGCGAGAGTTAGATATATTACTAGACATGATGCTACGAAATTGAAGTTGTATGTTTATAATGTAAAGTTTACTACTAGCTCTACGGCAGCAGTAACAACAGTTACCAATACTCCTTGGACTGCTACTGTTGATGGAACCAATACAAATAAACTGTATCGTGGAAAGAATACGCAATTTCTTATTCCATTCACGCGTAGTCCAATTAAGTCAGCAACGGATATTAGTTACACCTCGCAAATTCTTCTAACTTGCACAGCTACCACAACGGCGATTAGCCCACCGACGACTCTTAGTGTTGGTAAGACTTACTCATCGAGCAATCCAGATGATTATGTTGTTATCAATAATTCAACCAATGCTGTGGTAACTGGTTTTACTGTTACTTCTAGCGGAGGTCAGACATTTACTTTGACTGGGACGTTCACTGCTGTTTCTCACTCTGTTTACGCAAAGATTGCTGTTTCTGTACCAACAGTTAAATCTAAAGTTAAAACGACAGCTACTGTTTATCTAACGAACAG